TCAACTATAATTAATTTAAACTCGACAGAGTATACTATACATTGAGAATCAAATGCCTAGAGTTTCTGCATAAGATAATCGTATTAAATCTTGTAAGGACAAAGCACACAAGGTTCCACCTAACACATGTCCTTATATTAACTTTGTTCAAGAAATCATCGAGGATCATTTTAAATATGATGACTCGGTCGATGAACACCGTAAAACAACTTTGCTTGAAACACTCGAATATATAAGAAAAGCAAATGAAACACTTCGAGACTCTTCGAAGTATTGGTATGACCAATATAAAAAGGTAGCTTGACAAAGAACAAATAATCAACTATAATTAATTTAAACTCAAAGGAGGATACTATGAGTGATCGTACTTATGGTGCTGAAGAAAAAGCAAAACTAGAACGTCTCGTTCGCGAAGGTGTGACTGTCATGCAGGAAGTAGAAGACCTTCAAGCAGGTCTTAAGGATACAGTTAAGGCTGTGGCAGAAGAATTAGATATTAAGCCGAGCTTAATTAATAAAGCAATTAAAATTGCAAAAAATAGAGATTGGGATATGCATGCAGATGCACATGAAGATCTCGAAACGCTTGTTGCAACATTAGGATATGACAAGTGAACAGTATAAAAAGTTTTTGGATAACAAGTTATTCTAGTGACAGAACTGCATTTTATTTTGAATTAGTAAGTTTCATTTTTACAGTAAGTGCAAGCCTTACACTTGCATTTAATGCAGGAAGCCCTAATATGCTTGTTGTATATCCAGGATTTTTTATTGGTAGTATAACGCAAGCCTATGCAGCATTTCGAAGGGGTGCTGCATGGGTTATGCTCTTGACAATGTACTTTAGTTGTGTTAATATATTTGGGTATGGAGTAGCTGCACAATGGTGGTAAAACCTTATCAATGGTTAGCATGGCTTAGCACAGGATGTTTACTTGCGGCCGCAATATTAGCAGCATTTAATGTGTATCCTTTTTATGTTTATGCGTTTATTATAAGTAATAGTATGTGGACATTAGTAGGTGTGCTTTGGAAAGAAAAAAGTTTAGTAGTTATGAATACAGGACTAACTATTATATATGTAGCAGGACTAGTGTTATAACGCCCACAGGGCATGTAGATGGTTAAGTTGGCCAAAAAGCAACGAAGGAGAAAAATTTGAGTTACGTAGACGCTTTCTTTGATCGCGATCAGGATATTATTCGAGTAGTCGAACGCCGAGATGGAAAGCGACATTTCCACGAATACCAAGCAAAATATACATTTTATTATGAGGATCCACGAGGCAAGTACAAGAGTGTGTACGGAGATCCTTTAACTCGCATTGTGTGTAAGAACACAAAAGACTTTCGCAAAGAAGTTGCTATTAACAAAGGCAAGAATCTTTTCGAAAGCGATATCAATCCAATCTTCCAATGTTTAAGTGAGAACTATCTCAATCAAGACGCACCTAAACTAAACATTGCGTTTTGGGATATTGAGACGGACTTTGACCCAGAGCGTGGATTTGCTCCAGTTGAAGATCCGTTTATGCCAATCACTGCTATTACTGTACACTTACAATGGCTAGATGCACTAATTACTCTTGCAGTGCCACCTAAAACAATGAAGCACGAAGATGCTGTTAATATGTGTAAAAAACGCTGGGGCGATGATGTAATTCTATTTACAAATGACAAAGACGGTAACGGCGAACGTCAAATGTTGCTAACTTTCTTAGATTTGTTAGAAGATGCTGATATCCACAGCGGCTGGAACTCAGAAGGTTATGATGTTCCGTATACTGTAAATAGAATTAAACGAGTATTAAGTAACGACGATTGTAGACGGTTTTGTCTTTGGGGACAGATGCCCAAGAAAAGAGAATATGAGAAGTTCGGAAAGACATCAGAAACATATGATTTTGTAGGTCGTGTGCATTTAGACTCATTAGAATTGTATCGTAAATACACATATGAAGAGCGTCACACATATCGATTGGATGCAATTGGTGAGTTAGAAGTAGGCGAAAACAAAACTGTTTACGAAGGTACACTTGATCAGCTGTACAACAACGACTTTGAAACATTTATCGAATACAACAGACAAGACGTTGCACTATTAGACAAACTAGATAAAAAACTACGCTTCATTGATTTGTCAAACGAACTTGCTCACGCAAATACTGTATTGTTACAAACAACAATGGGTGCTGTTGCTGTTACAGAACAAGCAATTATTAATGAAGCACATCACAGAGGATTACAGGTTCCTAACAGACCAAGGCGTGATGATGAGAATACACAAGCAGCAGGTGCTTATGTTGCATTTCCCAAAAAGGGTGTACATAAATGGATAGGATCAATGGACTTAAACTCCCTGTATCCATCGGTGATTCGTGCATTAAATATGGCTCCAGAAACTATCGTAGGTCAAATACGGCCAGAGATTTCAGAAGCTCGTGTACATGAAGATATGAATCTAAAGAAAAAATCTTTTGCAGGAAGTTGGGAAGGTAGATTTGCAACAGAAGAATACGAAGCAGTTATGGAGCGGCGCAAAGACGTTGCACTTACGATTGATTGGGAGGATGGTAGGTCGGATGTACTATCGGGTGCAGAGATTTATCAACTCATATTTGACAGTCATATGCCATGGATGCTTTCATCTAATGGTACTATATTTACTACAGAGTTTGAAGGTGTAATTCCAGGTATTTTAAAGAGGTGGTATGCAGAACGAAAAGACTTACAGAAAATGCTTAAAAAGGCAAAAGACGCAGGCAATGATGCTGAAATTGCATTTTGGGACAAAAGACAACTTGTTAAGAAAATTAATCTTAACTCTCTTTACGGGGCCATTCTTAATCCTGGCTGTAGATTTTTTGACAAAAGGATAGGACAGTCGACTACACTAACTGGTCGTACTATTGTTAAGCACATGAGTGCTGAAGTTAACAAAGTTATTACCGGTGAATATGATCACGTAGGTAAAAGTGTTATCTATGGTGACACAGACTCTGTATACTTTAGTGCATATCCCGTTCTTAAGGAACAAATTGATGCAGGTAATATTCCTTGGACAAAAGACAATGTAATTACACTGTATGATCAAGTTGCAGACGAAGCAAATAGTACGTTTATAGACTTTATGGGCAAGGCATTCCATTGTCCAAAGAGCCGTTCAGATGTTATTGCGGCAGGTAGAGAGATTGTTGCTGAAAGCGGATTATACATTACAAAGAAGCGTTATGCAGCACTTGTATATGATACCGAAGGTTTCCGTTCAGACGTAGATGGCAAGCCAGGCAAGGTTAAAGCAATGGGTTTAGACTTGAGACGTTCGGATACTCCTGTGTTTATGCAAGAGTTCTTGAGTGAGATTTTGCTTATGGTACTGCAAGACACACCACAAAAACAAATCCTAGATCGCATAACCGAATTCCGAAAAGAATTTGAACAACGTCCAGGTTGGGAGAAAGGTTCGCCCAAACGTGCAAACAAGATTGGACACTATCAGCGTTTAGAGCAAAAGCAGGGTAAAGCAAACATGCCCGGACACGTTCGAGCAAGTATCAACTGGAATACACTAAAACGTATGAACGGTGACAAGTATTCGCAAGAGATTGTAGACGGTATGAAAGTTATTGTTTGTAAACTAAAACAGAACCCACTAGGTTATACTTCTGTTGCATATCCAACAGATGAGCTAAGACTACCTGATTGGTTTAAAGAACTGCCATTTGACGATGCAGCAATGGCAGAAACAATTATTGACAACAAGCTAGATAACTTAATAGGCGTGTTAGATTATCCGTTAGAAGATACAAAACAACACAATACCTTCAGTAGCCTATTTGATTTTGGAGATTGATATGAGCGAAGAACAACGTATTATCCTTATTTCAGATTTTATAGAACAAAAACTACGCAAAGAACAAGAACTAGAGTTTTATCTCAAAGAACTAGAAGAATTACAACGTAAAATAGGTTATTTGCGTAGAGAAGTTGATCTCACCAATACAATTATCACAATGATTAAAGGCGAACAAATTTACGACATTCGAGAAGGAATGCTTGGAAATAGTAATGATAATCTACTAGGAGATAATGAATGAAAGTAGGCTTCACTTGTTCGACCTTTGATCTACTACATGCAGGTCACGTACAAATGTTGCGTGAAGCAAAAGAACAATGTGATTATTTGATTTGCGGGTTACAATTTGACCTTAGTCAAGATAGAACAGATAAGAACGCTCCAATACAAACTATTGTAGAGCGTTACACTCAACTAAAAGCAGTAAGCTATGTAGACGAAATAGTTCCATATTCTAGCGAAAAAGACCTAGAAGATATCTTGACAATGTATCATATTGATGTTAGAATATTAGGAGAAGAGTATAGAGATAGAGACTTTACTGGCAAAGATATTTGTCGTAAACGTGACATAGATTTATATTTTAACAAAAGAGATCATCGCTTTTCATCAAGCGATTTACGAAAAAGAGTATCGGAGAAAGAAAATGTCTAAATTACCTGAAGGACGTACACCATTAACAGACGGTGACATGATTATTCTTTTGCACAATATTGCTAGGCAACTAGAAAGTCTTGGTACCCATGGAAAAGATTTAAGAAAGGTTGCTGATAGATTTAGTGATTTATCTAAAGCAGAAAAGGTTGCACAGCACAAGGCACAGCAAGGATGAAATACTTTTATCTAGCAATAGCATTTATCGCAGGATGGGCAGTAGCAATGTACTTTCATCCTTATGAAACTTGCAAGCGAATGTACGATACGCCTGAAGACGTTTCAGAATGTACATGGATCAAGGAGAATCCCTAAATGGATGATGATTTGGATAACAAGGTAGACATTTGGGAACACCAAAATCTACAAGGCGAAGTCTGGGAACTACAGCGCAACCTTGAAAAACTTCGCGAAGAGTTTAACGAGTTTAAAAATAGGTTAACTGGCGATGGAAAATGATGATATTTCAGAATGTACATGGATCAAGGAGAATCCGTAATGTGGACACTGTTAGTATTAAGTTATGTTTATGCAACTGATGACATAGTTGAACCCAGAGTTACTCGTATTGCAGAATATGAATATGCATGGCAATGCCAAGATGCTTGGAGAGAACTGTCTTACGATCTACCTCCTACTGAAACAGCATGGTGCGAAGGTCCAAATGAATAAGTTTATATTTGATGTGGATGGTACACTTACTCCTAGCAGAGGTATAATGAGTCCTAAATTTAAATCTTTCTTTTTAGATTTTTGTAAGAGTAATGATGTTTATTTGGTAACAGGAAGTGATAAACCCAAAACTATAGAACAAATTGGCAAAGATATTTACAACAACTGTGTTAGAGTTTATAATTGTAATGGTAATGATGTATGGGAAGGTGAAGTTAATGTACGTCAAAACAAATGGATTCTTCCAGAAACAGCACAAGAATGGTTAAGCGAGCAACTAAGTGCTAGTGCATTTCCTTTACGGACAGGCTTACACTTTGAACATCGTCCCGGTATGTGTAACTTTAGTATTGTAGGA